GTATATGTGGTAATACTAAGTAACTGACCCATGTCAGTGCCTGTAGCTGCTTTAGACTGTTGAACTGTTCCGTCACTATAAACTAAACCCATTGGTCCAAGTGTTACTGCCATATCACTCACCCTTTAATTGATTGATCTCTTTGCGTAATTCCTTGATACCTTCAACTAGTAAAGGAATTAGTTTTTCATAGTCTACTGTTAAGTAGTCTTCACCAGACTTACTATATTCAGAACCGTCTTCACGTTGTGCAATGTCAAATGGCGCAGGCTTGACTACTTCGGGTTGCACACGTTTAACTGCTTGGGCACTTAACGCTGTTTGCACGTTAGGATTGTTAAAACCTAAACTTCTTGCTAAATCATTTTCAACATACAAGAAACCTGTTAGCTCGTCAATCTTATCCAGTGCGTTTTCAATTGTGCCAATTTTCTTCTTTAATCGTTCATCGGAGTAGTACGCAACAATTTGGTTTGTAAATCGGCCTTCGCCGGTTGTCACCGATGCCGCTGTACCTACACCTAGCGATGAAAATGCACCGGTACTGGTCGCCGATGTGCCAATCGGTGTACTGTTAATGCTGCTAACTGATAATGCGCCTGCATATATCGTACCACTGACCCCCAATCCACCGTTAACCACTAATGCGCCGGACCCTGTACTAGTACTGGCCGTGCCACTGTTAGCGGTAAATATTCCAGCAATTTTTGTATCAGTTGGAAATGTGCCGCCGCTAATATCTGCTGCGGTTAACGTGACTGAACCTGTTCGGCCTGCTACACTGCTAACTGGACTAGCTGCTGCACTTTGCCCCGAATTAGTCCACACTCCCAATGATGAATCGTAAACGTATGAAATATAATTTATTACCGCGGTTTGCCCGTTAGTTGGATTTTGTGGAAAGGCCATTAATATCTCCCTACCACAACTTCAATTGTGGCTATTTCATTTGTATCTAAGTTAGTTAACGATTTGCCAAACACACACCCATGCTTATAATTTGCATCATCTAATGCTTGAGCTACACCATGCTCGTCTGCTGTAACCAACAAATCGCCTTTCTTGACGGGACCTTTAACTATACAAGGCACACGCCCAGTGAATGCTACAGGTAATCCATTGCAATCGCTATTCATCAAATACGCAGGATTAGTAGATATAACACCTGCTACACGTTTATCGTGTGTAATGTTTGATGTTGTTATTTCTGAATCTCCGCCAAACACAACTACCGTACCAGGTTGATAAATTTTGTCGCTTAGATAGTTTTCTGCCAAGTCGGCGTATTTGGCACTGCTAGCAGTACCCAAGAAGTTGGTAGCAGTTAAATTGCCGCCGCTGTCTCTAAGTGCCAAAGTGTTGGCAACTGCCCCAGTATTTGCGCTATACAAAGCACTGCTAATACTAACCCACACGTTACTGGTACCGTCATTGATGTATTTGTACAGTGTGTCTGTTGGGCGATAATACCATTCGTCACCTTGTTTGGCCCCAGTCGGTGCAGTATTACCTGTGTAATTCGTTACCACGTTATTGTTGCGGACAAACAGTTGACTAGATGTTTTATTATATGTAAAATTTGCATTACCTGCGAACGTACCCAAATCATTGAATTGCACATAGCTTGGGTTACCGCCTGGAGTTCCGCCGCCGCCTCCGCCCCACTGGGAGCCATTTGCATAAAAGATGCCTGCGGTACTACCCGCTTGGCCATTGCCAGCAAGAATAATGTTACCCAACACGACGTTACTGGTAACTCCCACTACAATGTTTGCATTGTTCAAACCACTGCTGGTTGTTTGTGCAAATGTAAAGCTGCTAGTAGATTCTTGCCAAAATAACGCCACATTGGGTTGGGTGCTTACGCTACGGTCAAACACGATCCCCATGTCGCGGTTACCCACGTTTGCATAGTTGATAACCATCATACTATCGCTGAATGCAATAATGTTGGTGTTAAGTTGCGATAATAGTGGTCTCGTTAATGCCATTTATCTAGTTCTCAAATAATGTAGTATTTAGTAAAAATTAAAGGGCCCTGGGGCCCTTTAATTGCGTGGGATAATATTTAAATCCTACCGACAACTACTTCAATTACGCCTGCGGCGCCGTCGAAGTTTTCCAGTGCTTTACCAATTACACTACCCATTACAGGAGCTGTAGCAGCACGAGCAGCGCCGTTGCCTGCACTGACCATCATGTCGCCTTTGCGCACTGGACCAACAACTTTACATGGCACACGCCCTTGTAGTGCTACTGGTGTAGCAAAGCCTTCTAACCCACTGTTCATCAAATATGCTGGATTAGTAGAAACTACGCCTGCAATGCGTGGGCTCATTACTGTGTCACAAAGAGTAACTTCGTTGGCGCCACCAAATTCAACTACAGTACCTGGTTCATAGTATGCATCGCCTAAATAGTTTTCTGCCAAGTCAGCGTATTGTGCGCTGGTTGCTTTAGCAAATACTGTATTAAATCCAGAACTGACAGAACCGATATTACCTGTCCCTGTTGTGCCAGCATGGTCGATACTGTTAAATGCTGCTGGAGCTGGAGTAGATCCATCCGCTGCGTAGAATGCAACTTGTCCTGCAGATTCTTTAATTTGCACATTGCCCAGTACAATAGTCGAGCCCGATAGCCACAAATCTTTCCAGCGTTTTGTTGTACTACCCAAGTTATAAGTAACGTTGGCGCTGGGTTCTACGTTACCTGTAAATCTTGCAGTGCTATTAGCCTGAATACTAAATGATTCTGTACCGTTAGTTTTGAAAGTTACAATGTCACTGTTTTCTGCAGGTAAGTCTAAGAACAAACCAGTTGTACCTGCAACGTCTGTAACAGTTGTTACTTGTTGTGTGGTTACAAACACACGGAAGTCAATCTTATCTGTACTAGCAGGAGCTTCAGTAAATGTAACTACGTTTCCGCTGATACTATATGCTGTAACTGGTTCTTGTACCACACCGTTAATACTAACAATAGTGCCTGCGGTGCTGGCATTAGCGACCGGGATAGTGAATACTGTAGTAGTATTGTCACCCGTTTGTGTGTTAGCTGTAACAATCGTAAAGTTTGTTGAAGGAACGCCCCATGCTGTACCATCATACCATTCTGGCAAGTTTGTAGTAGTGCTGAAACGGAACATACCTGCTACAGGTGTTGCTGGTCTGTTACCAATTGCACCAGCTGGTAAGATAATACTATCAGTGGTTGCAAAGTGCATAGTTGCACCTGTTGTTGGTGTAGCTGTATTCACACCAATCTGTGTACCGCTAACAACCAATGTGTTGGCTGTTGTGCCATTGACGATAGTTTTGCTGTTGTTCAATCCGCTATTGATTACAGTTTGACCTGTTCCATTTGGATTAATAGTCACCCCAGTATTGGTTACATTACTGCTGATAGTTAGGTTATTAAATGTGACATTACCCAAGTTTGCGGCTGTTTGTACATTTAATGTACCTTGTATACCTACGCCGCCTGCAACTTGCAGAGCGCCTGATGTAGATCCTGTACTAGCTGTTGTTACATTTACTGCTAAACGAGAAGTGCTAAAGTCGCCTACTAAATTAGATGAATCGTACCCGCCTACAATAAATTTAAGTGTTTTAGCAGGGGATTCGACGTTCAACAATAAGTTACCACCGTCAATTAACAAGTAGCCATCATTAGGGCCGTATGCACCGTATCCAGCATAAGAATAGTTATTGCTAGCAATACCCAGATCCAAATACTTACTAACGTCGCTGCCGTCATTGGCAGTCAATACCAAGTCAGCAGAAGCTTGGTTACCGCTACTCAAGTTTTGAATATTAAGTTGACTGTAATTGTTAATGTTTGTTGTGAACTGTGCGACAACGTTTGGCAGCAATGTGTAAGTAGACAAACCGCCATAGATTGCATTTAGACCTGTACCTGGCGAACCAAAGAAAATACCCGATGTGTTAGCAATAACGTTACTAGTTGCAATCAAGTTGCCCAATACAGTTACGTTGTTAGTAAATGTACCGTTAGTGGCGTTGATGTTTACTGCATTTAAGTTACCAGTTACACCCAATGTTCCTGCAACTGTTGCACTGTTATTAACTGTTAGTGCGTTTACTGTGGCGTTAGCAACTACACTTAGTGTAGAGCCAACGATTGCTGCTGCGGTTAATTGTAAATTACCGGTTTTAATTGTACCATAAGTACCAGCAATAACGTTAGCTGTTTCGCTGGTTACGTTGCTATAATATTCAAAGAATCCCGAGCTGTCTTTATAACCAAAGAACGCACTACGATCAGTAGTGTCATAATAGTGGGCACGTACACCTACGTCAGAACCATCATCTAAACTTAATGGTGCGCCGTTAGGGCCTGTATGTAGTTCAATTAACGGATCTTCAACTGTGTAAGTGTCGACGTTAATATACGAAACGTTGCCCATTACTCGCAAGTTGCCTTCAACTAGCAAGTTGCCTAAAATTGTACCTGTTGCTGCTGTAATGGCATTGTTAACTGTTAATGCGTTAACTGTAGCAGTGCTACCCACGCTCAATGTAGATGCAAGAGTAGCTGCACCTAATGCGCTAAATGTAGTACCAACTGTAATAGAACCATTACTAGTTATAGCTGCGCCTGTGATGTTACCAGTTGCACTTGCTGTTGTAAATTGACCTGTGCTGGCCACAGCATTACCAATTGGCGTTGCTTGTAAGCCGCCCAAAGATTGTAAACTGTTTTGTACTACTGCACTACCTGTTAGTGTAGCACTAGAGCCGTTAATGTTACCAGTTACACCCAATGTTGTGCCGATAGTTGCACTACCTGTTAGTGTAGCACTAGAGCCGTTAATGTTACCAGTTACACCTAATGTTGTGCCGATAGTTGCACTACCATTGACCGTTAGTGCTGCTACTGTAGCATTTCCACTACCGCCCAGTGTCGTACCTTGTATCGCGCCGTTACTAATTAAAGCATTAACTGTAGCTGTATCAAAAACGCTCAATGTCGAGCCTAATATCACAGAGCCTTGGCCTACTACTGCGTTAGCCAGTGTAATAGAACCAGTTTCGCTGCGGACCGTCATTGCACCCGCACTGCCGATTGTATTGCCGCTTAGTGTGAAACCACCTAGTGTGGTTGCACCTAATGCTGTTGCATTACCAAACAATAAATTACCATATGCTGTGGTAGGAATGTTACCAGTAGTCAAACCATCTTCTGTGGTATTGATAAAAACAAATGCGCTTTGGTTTTCTTTCCAGCCCAAAAATCTGTTGCCGCCCGATCCTCTTGTTAGAATCAAGCCCAGATCGTAACTAGTACCTGCGTTGCCTAAACCTAATGTTAGCAACGGATCAGTGATTTGTGTTGTTGTGCTTTGAACTGCTGTAACGTTACCTGTTACAGTCAAATTTCCGTTTAAAACCAGATTACTGTTAAACGTTAAGTTGGGATTCATTTTATCGCCAGTTAGCGTACCGCTGACGATTTTAACGTTTGTGATAGTAGAATCAGTGATCTGATTATTTTTAATTCTTGTAATAGCCATGCCTAAAACCTTTGGTTATACACTATTTACCAAAAGTTAAAAAAATAGGTTTTTGAGCTTAGAAGCTATTTTGAATGTTTGCCCTAATCCATGTATTTGTGGCCACACAAATATAGATGTAAGTGCTATTATATGCAACTTGGCCTGCTATACCAGTACTTGAACTGCTAGCGGGGACGTTGTTACCTATTAGGTTTAGTCCCGATGTTTGCCCGCTGGCAATGTACCTAACGTCAACTACATCAGTACTCGCTGGAGTTTCTGCAAATGTAATGCTAGTGTTGGCCACTGTATAAGCTACACCCGGAGATTGCTGAACACCGTTGAGCGACACTAGCACGCCGCCGGTTGTTGCATTATGCGTTAGCGGGAATGTGTTGCCGGTACCGTTGCCACTAAATGTTTGGTAGTCAACTGATGTAGTCACTGTGATCCAGTTATCACCGTTCCAATATTCTGGACTGTCCACATCTGTATTGTATCTTAAACTTCCCAAAGGCACATAACCTGGTTGTTGCGCAGTGTTACCGATTGGCATAGCAAACGCATTAGTACCAGTTATTTGTACGATCCCGTTGCCGTTAGGCGTTAAGTATATATTACCGTTGGCTGTAATCGAACTGATTGTTGTATCGATTATATGCAGGTTGCCTAAATTGGCAGTAACAATAACGGCTGTATTAGCTGCAACAGTGTCGCCGCTCACTTGACCTGCATTAGCTCTAACATTGCCTGCTGTAGTAATCACGTCGCCGGAAAACACAATACTGTTACCAGTAGCTCCATCGATATCGATGTTACCCACTATTAAGTTTCCGCTAATAGTTAAATTACCCAGTGTTCCAACATTTGTAATAAATGGCTGATCAGGCGATCCTACATATCCAAAATAATATTGTGCGTTAACATTCCCGTTGACGCTGACTGTGTTATTGGGAGTAGTGGTGTTGACTCCCACGCGGCGATTAACTACATCTAAGTATAGTAAATTTCCATCGAAACTTAGGTCTTGTCCTTGGCGAGTTAAATCGCTTTGTAACATGACTCCGGAAATTTTCCCAATCGCCATGTTTATCCTTATACAGCGTCTGTGCTGTTAAAATTGTGCAATACTTTAATTGTTTGGCCGCTAGTTCCGTTAGTAGGATTTATCAACACGTAATTATTGCCTTGGAATTCATAGTTAGTTCCAGGTGCTTGCATAACACCCCCTACGTAAACAATGACATTTGCTTCTTGACCTGCACTATAACTGTAGGTCATTGGACCATATTGTGTAGTAGCATTGGCTGTAGTAAACGTATCTTCAGCAATGTTAACACTACCAATTTTAGCAACACTGTTCCAAATAGTATTAAAATACATTTCAATTTTACCAGTGGTAGTGTTGTATCTCAATTGGCCATCTACTGGACTATCTGGTCGTACAGCACTACTACCCACTGGCAATCTTATCGCAGTACTGGGGGTCGTGATTTCTGTATTCTTTAGTAGTCTGGCCATTATGCACCTACATAGCTTAGTACAGCATTAAATGTGTTGTTGGCACTAGCATTAGCTTGGATTGTATCTCCATTGGCAAATACAACCTTCTCAGTCTCTACTACCAGAGTGTCGCCGGCCGTTACGCTTACGTTACTGTAAATCTTATTCAGCACGTTAGCCGTTTGGCCGTTAGGTACTAAATGCACTGATATTTGCGCTGGGCTTGTGCTATAGTTACAAAAATATGCTACTGCTAAAGCTGTTTCGCCTGCGCTAGTATATATCGTTGATACTGATGTTGTTACGTTAGATGTTGTAATCATGTTTTATCCAAAAATTATGCTGTAGAACAATGCTCGTTTCTTACTAATAAACTCACCAGTTTCTACTGTGTTGTTAAAGTACACACCGGTGCCGCCTGCGCTTCCACCAGTTGTGTTACCAGTGACGATAATATTTCCCGTTACTGTTGCAGGGGTGCCTGCTGTGTTGGCAAAACGTAAGCCAACGGTTTGTACGTTACCTGTTATTGTTAATAAGTTTGCGCCATTCCATGTTAAGCTAGCTGATGCGTTGGCCAACACTGTGCCATCTGCTGCGTAATATGGAAACTGCCCTGTTTGGCCAAAACCAACTGTGCCGCCGCCGCCAGATTGAATATTTGCATATGAGCTTGGGTTTGCAATGTTGGTAGTTATTTGCCAGACACTTTGACCTTCGTTCCATAATACTGCTGGTATAGCATAGCCAGTGCCGCGGCTTACTTCAATACCACTATTGCCAGCAAACGGGGTAGTCACATTACTGTTCAAGGTAATCACTGGGTCAGCAGTGCTGATATTAGCGACGTTAACTATCGACGTATTACCTTCTACATACAAGTTACCGTAAATCTTCAAGGTAGATGTGGTAATTGTAACGTTGCCTGCGGCAGACAACGTTTGTAAGTTATAATCGCCTGTGCTAATTCGTTTAGTAACGCTCATTGTTCAATCCATTTATATGATATTTATGCTTGGTTAACCAAAGACAAAAAATGGGCCGAAGCCCATTTTAGTAAGAGTTTTAAATCTTAGAGAGAAGAAACGTTAGCGTAGGTTGCAGTTGCGTTTCCACCCAACTTATAACGATACTTAGCACCGTTAAAACCGTATACAAACTTGTTAGTAATACGAGTTGCAGCCATTTGTACGTTACCTACACCAGTCGGTGGATAGAATGTGATGGCCATTTGGCTAGCAGTTAAACCTGCCGCAACAGTTGTTACGTTACCAGTAACGTTTGCCAATGTACAAACTGTTTGCGATGTGCTAACAGCGTTAGCATTAGCGCACAGGTACTTGTGACTTCCTTTTTGTGCTACGATATAACCATAGTTCACTGCTGCGTTAGCAGAAGTTTTGTATGTTGCTGCAATAGTTGCGACACCGGTAGAAGTAATGTTACTACCTGCACCGCCTGTGCCGCCTTCTTGCACACCATCGCTAGTGTTTACAGGGCGTACATACTGGTCAATTAGTGTACCGTTGGTTTTGTGAGCAATTTTTAATTTTGCCATTTCTTTTATTCCTTTATAATTAGCGTTCTAAGCTACCCGAAGTGGCGACTCCGAGAGTTCAGTTGAACAAGTATATTTATTGTAGCCAACAAAAAAGCGCCTTGCGGCGCTTCTTTGATCCTTCTGTAACCCAGACATGCTGGGCTCCCGAACAGTGGATTACTGGAACGATAGGTTAGCAACAGAAATTTCGCTAACGTAATCGCCTGCGTTACCTAGAGACGATGCTGTGTTTGTCAACTCAACATATCCGTAACGAGTCATAAAGCCTACGACTGGTTCGAATGTGCTTGGGTCTAGAACAACACCAGAGCTCATTAGAGGAATGTAAGGGCAGTAGAACGCTGCTGCGTCTGCCTCAGACGTACCTTTGTAACCAACTAGAACAGCTTGGCTATCGCTAGCATAGCTGTCAACGTAGATACGCATTGCGCCGTTCAATGTACCAACAAACTTAGTGTTTGTAGGAGCTTCGAATGTACCTTCTGTAGTACGTGCAAATGCGCTAGTAGTTGCAGATTGCAATACTGTCAATGCTGCTGGAGAAACAACAGCCCAGTTACCTGCGCCACGACGAGTGCGTTGAGCGATCAAGTTAGCTGCACGGTTGATAAGAACAGCCAAAGCAGCGTGTTCGTCACCAACGAATGTAGCTGTACCAGATACAGCAGCTTGGTCGTATGCGAAGTCAGTAGCTGCCAACGAACGTAGAGAACCTAGGATCTCTTGGTCGATTTCAACAGTGATTTCTTGTGCTAGAGCAGCCATAATTTCTGCTTCGATGTCCAAACCATGCATAGACTGTGCGTCTTGTGCAGCTTCGAATGTCCAACGTGCAGACAACTTACGTGTCTTAGCTTCAACAACTTGCTTCAAGATTTGAACGTTAATCTTACGTCCAGGTACGCCTTCCAACGCTGCTGTGCTTGTTGCACGGCCAGTTGTCAAGCTACCAGAGTAAGCAGTAGCGATCTTGAATGGGCTAAGTGCTTCGTCACCAGCAGTTGTGCTTGTGTCGAATGGACTTGGTGCTGTTGCAGTAGCAGTTTCAGCATAGCGCACGCGCAATGTGTGAATCTGTGCAACTGGACCAGTCATAGGCTGTACACCAACGATTTCGTTAGCGATAACAGTTGGCATAACACGACGGATAACTGGTAGAATAACACGGTTAAGTGTTGCTACGTTACCTGCAGATGTTGCGCCGGCTGTTGCGTTTTCAGCCAAGTGCTTGCGAGTGTTTTCTAAGATAACACCCATTGTAGTTCTACGTGAACCGTTTAGACCTTCTAACAGGGCATCTTTTGTTTCGCCCCAGCGGCCTTCTAATAGTGCTTGTGTCATTTTTCTTTTTCCTTCTTAGGGTTTACTTTAGCCCTGCTAAACGCTTAATTTCGACTACATTATTGTACTCGGGTTCCGCGCTGACCTTAGCAGATTTATCGCCAGTTACTTCAACACGGCTCTCTGTTAACGCAGACTTTTGTGTCTTTGTTGCAGCGGAGCTATTGTTTAAAACAGCTGGAAGATACTTTTCGTATGCAGATTGTAATTTAGTTGTCTGCACACCTTCTAGTAAGCTAACCATAACGGCTTGCTTATCTTTGTTCAGAGGCTTCAGCAACTCGTTAAGAGTAGCTTGGCGCTCTTGTGATTCTTTAATGATTCGTAGCTCACGTTCCTTAGATTCAACTAAAGAAGTCTTTTGTGCAGCAACAGATTTTGCTTCTGCAATTACACGATCCTTTTGTGCAAGAGTTTGACGTAATTTTGAAATCTCTTGGTTTTCGTTCAAGTGAGTTAAACTAAACTCGCCTGCGAAAGCTTCGAAAATTCTACGACCAAACATGTTCTCGCGAGCAATTTGGATGTCTTCTTTTAATTGAGTCATTTCGGACTCTAAATTCTTGGCCACAGCTTCTTTTACAAGTTCAGAACTCTTAGCGACAAACTTGCGTTGTAGTTGCTCTAGTTTACCTTGAGCTTCACGAACTAATTTAACCTTAGTTTCGACAACGTCTTTCTTGTCTTTAGCAAATTCTTGGATTTCTTCTGCAAGAGCTTTGATAACAAACTTTTCAAGACGCTGTGTAGCTTCTTTAGTTACTTTGCGATCACCACGTAACTCTTTGATTTCTTCTGCTAGTTTTCCAACTAGGAATTGGTCAAAGCGTTGTGCAGATTCCTTCATGCGTTGGTTATAACGCACACGGTCTGCCGCTAGCTGTTGCTTTTCTTCCGCGAATTCGCGAATTTCTGCTTGGAGACTTTCTGTTACCATTTTATCAAGAGCTTCGACCATTACACCTTTATCGTGTTCATAGCGTTGTGCGAACTCGTCACGCATCTCTGCGCGAACTTGCTCACGTGCTTCATTTAACTTAGCTTCCCAAGCTTCATTGATTGCTTGCTTGGTGTCTTCGTTAATGATACCACTGTCTACTAATGGTTTGATAGCATCAAACATGGATCATTTCCCCTTAAATTTTTAAGTCTTTGATGAGACGTTTTACTTCCTCAGCCAAAAACTTCTGTACTTTTTGATTTGCACCGGCATCATGTGCCATCTCGATAACTCTATGTCCGTGGCGCATATTCATAAGACCCTCATAAACGGCCTTAGGATAAGCGTTAGGAGCACTAGGTTGTGCAACGATATCAACAGTGACAATTTCAAAGTCACTGACATGTCCTGAGCTTTCATTAACGTTACCGCTACCTCTGCTCGAAACACCTAACTTCACTCCGCTTTCTAGCATAGTTGTTACCAACTGTCCCATTGGCGTAGGAAGTATTTTTAGTTTACCAAAACCGTTAGGGCCATCCATCCACATGTCTGTGATCATATGACACACACGGTCTAAGTTAATCTTTAGATCATCCGGATGGTCTAGTTCGCCTAAAACGCTATAACCTTCACGGATTTGTTTATTAATTGCATCGACTGCGCCAGCAATTTCATCAGTTGGGTAAACACGCATGTTTGCGTTTTTAACACCGCCTTGGATGAAAATGCCCTTCATGTACAGGCTTTTCTTACCGTCAGCGTTTGACTCTGCCAAAACTTCCATTCTGGCATTGTCAAATGATAAGTGTTCCTGTATTAAACCTCTCACAGTCTTATTCCTTACTTAGCTAAAGGGCTTTTATCGTTAGTGCCGCCTTGCTCGCCTTTTTTGGCTGCAGGTGCCTTAGATTTAAAGCTGTCGCCTTTTGCGCCTGGAACGTTCTTGAACTGTCCTGCGCCTGGCAAGTTACCTTTACCTTTTGTGTATTGGTTGTTTGGAGTTGGAACTGGCTTGTTGTCTGGGTCGTTTTCTGTACCGCCTTTAGCGATATTAGCAGTTGTACCGCCCATGTCGTTCTTACCAGCAACAATAGACTTAGCTGCAACAGTTGCAGATCCACCGTTACCTACTTCTTTGCCTTCGCCTTTAGCAGGTTGTTGTTGATAAACGTCGCCCATTTTCTCAACATATTCACGGATCCATTCAGCTTCAGTCATTTTACGACCGCTAGCTGTACGTTGACGAGATTCTTCCAAATCTTCTTCGTCGTCTTCTTCGTCGTCTTCAGCTTCCATCATTTCGTCAGCGCCGAAGTCATCGCCGCCCATGTCGTCACCGCCATCGATATCTAGTTCTTCTTCGCCGCCCATGTCGTCGCCGCCGAATTCATCGCCACCAGCTTGGTCACCCATTAAAGCGTCAAATTCAGACTTTAGCTCGTCTAATGCATCTTCAAGATCCATAACACGGTCTTCTAATCCTTCATCGCCACCAACATCAGCGTGATGATCACCACCCATGTCGTCGCCGCCGAATTCATCGCCGCCAACGTCTAGTTCGATTTCTTCATCATCGCCTTCAGCCATGCCTTGCTCGTCCATAGTAACTTCGTCAACTAGGTCGTCAACTTGGTTTCCACCAACTTCAGATAGGTCGTCCTCATCAATGAGATTTTCATAAATGCCGCGGCTTGTTTCCACTACGATTTCGTGGAACAAAGCACTGGCTTTATCTTCTTGCTCATTGAGAATAAATTCAATAAGTTGTTCGTACTTGTTCATGTTTTTTTGTCCTTTAAAAAATGTACGTGATTCTGTATTATTATTTACAGAAAATTTAGTTTTTCAGGGTAAAATGTGCAGTTTTTGAATGATTTTACCTATATAATTATAAACCAGGTGCAGCAGCCGCAGGAATCTTATATTGATCTGCGACTTTTTCTAGTTTTTGTTCGTGTTCTAATTTACGTGTATCATTCATTACACGCAAACGATTTAGTTTGTCTAGTGTCAAACGACTGGTTCTACCGCGGTCATCCTGTATTTTATACGTGCTGTTATCTTCCTTTTCAGAACGAAATCCAGCTGGCGTTGGTGAGTAAAGCTCGTTTAATTGCATACTTCTATTTACCAAATTTGGTTATAATACAGGGCCGCCGGCCATTGGTGCGCCGCCTGGTGCTGCACCTGCAGGCATTGCTCCGCCTAATTCGCCGCCTGCCAATGCACCTTCTGCACCTGGTTCTGCCGGCATTTGTGCTGCTTCTAGGTCAGAATCTAATCCGCCAGGACTGATACCAACACTACGCAGGCCTGCATCTGTAGCAGGTGCTTTGTCAACATCGCCTTGTTCTTCAGCCCACATACGTTCGTTGTCGCTCATTTCTTCTTCAGTTAATCCCAAGAAGCGAGTTAATAAGAATCGCTTGGCCAAATAAGGATATTGCTCTAACTGTGTAAAGCTGCCGATTCTGGCGCCATCAACTTCAGCTTGACGATAGCTGGCAAAGTTTTGCGGATCGTTTAATCCCAATTCAAACAAGTTACCATCGATGTTAATGCCGCGCCAGCGTAAAAACATTTTAAATTCTTGATCTAGCTTTTCAACTACCATACGCTGCAAACGCATACAATATTGATTGAAACGCCATTCTTGAATTAACGCGGTGCCAACTCTACCATCGCTAAATGTGTTGCCGTTACTGGTACCGTCATCCAAGCCTGTGGGCAAATAGCTACTTGGAATACGCAAACCACGGAATAGTTTGTTAGTGAAAAAGTGTAAGTCAGTGATTTCACCCAAATTCTGACCACCTGCTAGTGTATCTACACTAGAGCCGCGGCCATCTGCTGTAACAGGGAAGAAGTAATCTTCGTTTGTACTCAATGGATTGTAAGTTGCATCCATCATGTTTTGGCCGCCGCCAGTTTGTGTAGGAATACGGCGTTGATGCACTTCGTTTTTAATACGTTCAACGAATGCCATAGCCATGTGACTTGGCATATTACCTACGTCAATTTTAAACACGCGGCGCTCTGGCGCACGTTGTACACGGTAGATAATAATAGCATCTTCAAGCAATTCTTTTTGCTTAAACACTTTAAAAACGTTCTCTAATACACTGTTACCAAACGGCCAGCTGAAGTCTAAACCTTCTGTGAGACTTAAATGTACAATGTGTTCTGCATTAATGGTTGCTTCGTTTTGTGCTTTACTAAAACGTGAACCACCGCTGTATGGCGAGTTAGGTTGTATATAAGCACCACTGGAACCGCCTACTTGTGGATGATTTACACTAATGTCACTAGTAGTAACCTGTGTAGCAGTTAAGTTTTGAAAGTTTGGTGCCAGATCTTTAACTACATATTGCTCAGGCTTTTTACCGTCTGCTTCATTGACGATAACTTTAACTACTTTGCTCATCTCAACCCAGAACAGTTTAAACGTCTCTGGGTCACGCATGAACACCTGATCTCCGTACTTGATAGTATTACGGAAGATTTTAAACATGCGCTTGTTTAAATCATTTAACTTAACCCACTGGTTTAACTGCTCACGGATTATGTTAATTTCGTTATCTGTCGGTTTTTCTTTCCAATAAAACTGGAAAGCTGTACCGTTTTCTTCGTTGGTCTGCGTACTGAATTCAGCAAGAATGTCCAGTGCTGCGTTAACTTCACTGTCCATGTCCATTTGCTCATACTGATTATATCGTTCAATACGATTAGGGTGACCAACGTACACCTCTGATAAACTGCTTTGGTAGTTTTTATAACCAAATTGTGGCTGGTTAGCTCCGTTAATCGGACTAACCGAACCATTTACGTTTGCAGTACGAAAATATTTTTTCCAACTCATTTAAGATCTCTGTAGTTAGATATTTAGCTATATTACGATACTGCGTTGTGTAATCTGTGCAGAGCGTCTATAACTTCCCTGTTCATACGCTCTGCATCAGTCTTAGAAGGTAGCGTAGATAGCGCAGTCACGATTTCTTTGTCTATATTAGACTGGCCACGCCTATCAGTGGTCGGTGTCCGTACTGCTGGTTCAGGCTGTAGTTGTGGATTTTGACCGCTTAGTGGATTAGGCCTAGGTGCTATGTCGTTTGCATTTAGCCCAGGTATCGCGCTAGGTGCAGTAACTCTAGCTCCGCTAGGTTGACTAGTCGGTGTCGGTGGGGTAGTAGTTGCTTTAAATCCCATGGAGTTTGCAAGATTGTTACCAAACTCTTTAATAATATCGTTGGCGTTCCTTGTTGAGTCCGTTAATTGATTAAATGCATTTATAGCATCCGGTTGTGCTTTTATAAAGGCCATTTGAGTTTGATACAGTGCAGCAACTAACTCTTTCATTTTGGACATGTTCTCGATGATCTGAGCATCCATGGCCATTCGGTTTTCCAACATCATCTTGTTGGCATCTACGTATGTCTGCAAGGCTGTGTCTTCTAGTGCTTTACCTTTGGCTAGTTTTTCCCTGTTTTTTTCAAGCTCGGCAAATAAATCCCCCATGTGTTCTAAGAATGGCAGGGCTTGCTGTATAGCACCAGCAGTATCAGTCATACCTTTGATCACTGAGTTATTGGCTGCTCTATTGATACTAGCGTATTCTTCCATGCTTTTAGCATATTCTGCTAGTGCTGGTGCAGCTTGCTGGAACACTTGAGTTGCGTTGTCTCTAAACGCATCTTTACTTTGGTTTACACCGGATATCATACCTTCAATAGCTTGTGCAGCTTCTTGATTTACTGCTTGAAATGCAAGTGCTTCTTTGGTATACACATTGCCGCCTGTTGCAAAGTATTCTTCTGCGTATTTGGCGCCAGCGTCGCCAAATACTTTACCAGCCAAGGCCATACCTTCCCTGACGTTTTCCTTGGCTTCTTCACCCAGTCTGCCCAATTTTAAATTAAAGTCCAACTGATTGCGACGAGCTTGTTCTTCGCGTTTAAGTGTTTCTGCTGTTTTACCAGTGATAGCGGCTAGTTCACGCTGACGCATCAAGTATTCTTCTGCGCCTTCTACTGCGGCTTCTTTATTCTTAGTAAGGTCAATGCCCAGCTGGCTTTGTAATGCTATGTAATCGGCAGTGCCTTTACTGAGCTCAGTCACCGACCCGTATAGTGCAGCTAACCCGTTATTGTTATCGTAAATCTTTTTACCCATACCAGCAAGAAATACGCCGCCTACTTTAGCACCCACGCCCATGGCGGCTATAGCGTCTGCATTTTGAGTAACGATTTTTGTAAATTCTTGTAACGGTAATCCGATGCCTTCGATCTCACCGGGTATACCTTGCAAAACATTTTTAAGTTCTGACATGCCTCCTGCGAATACCGCTCCAGCATTAGATAGTTCAATAAATCTATCAGCAACACTTTGCGATGCTTCTAATTGAAATCTTAGTGCACCTTGTATTACGTCGACATACATTTTAGCTGCTGCGGCAACGCCTTCACTGGCTTGACCAAAGCTAAATCCAAATGCGCTAACA